CACCTACACCCTTATGGAATATCTGGATGTAATTGTACTCCGTCTGGCTCCTGTCGTAGTTCCGAGGGGTTGGAGCGGTCAGAGTATCAGTCTCAGTTATGTCCTGCTGAGTGGGGGTATCGAAGGCATTCTCAGAATTCAAGGGAAACTTGAGCACGCCAACCGTCTTAGCTCCACCGGCCCGGCCCATGCCTCCCAGGCCACCAATCATATTCAGAAATCGGCAATTCTTGTCAGTCAGTCCCAACGTGAGGAGCTGACCGTGGTACTGGGGAGTGTTCCAGTACGTTGCTGCTGCGTCACTGTTAGCCATGGATCATATCATCTCTAAAATTTATATGCTTTCGCTTTCAAGCGGTTGACCTTCTTCCAGTCCTCCGCGCTGCCCGATTTGATAGCAACTTTCTCGGCCTCTGCTATCTGAGTCCATAGGTCCGGCTCCTTGGTGTCCTGGAGACCGGGATTGCCCGCGCCCTGTGCTCCGTTCGGCGTCTTGGCTGCCAGGAGTCCGAGCCCGGCCAACTCTGCCACGTCCGCCTCGATTTCTTCCGGCGTGCTGCCTACTACCCTCTTGAGAAGGGCGTCTACCTTATCAGCCGGAGCCCCGGCCTTCATGAGCGCCCGGAGCTTTGCGGCCTCCAATCGGGCCTGCTCGGCGGCAGTCTTATGCTGATCCCGTTCGCCGGTTAGCTTTTCAACTTCGCTTTTGGCGTCTTCGTCTGCCTTCTTCTTGGCTGCCGCCAGGGCTTTGGCGTCCTTCAGGCTCATTCCCAGGTCCTTCTCCAGAGCCTCGCGGTCTCTGGCCAACCTGGATTTGACTATCGCGTCTACTTCTGCCTGAGTAAGTGTTTTTCCCGGTTCTGCTGCCGGTGGCTGGTTATTCCCGCCTGCTGCTGGATCTGCCGGAGGCGTGGCCGGTGGTGTATTTGGCTCATTGCCTGTCATAAAATCAATGTCTCCCGCCGTTTCAAGCCTGGCGTGGGCTGGTGATAATTACATTACCTGCTCTTTGGCTTCCTCCGAGACCTGAGCCACTGATTTGGCCACGGTCATATCAGGCAGTGGCTGGATTATACCCGCGTCATAAGCAGCTTGCAGCGCAGCTTTTGGTGATAAGATCCGGGCCATGGTGAGCGTGCTTAGCGCCGTTGCCTGGATATTGTGCCTGTTTGCGGTCTCCATAGGATCATCAGGGATACCGTCCTGTAGTGTGACCTGCACCTTATCTGGCTCAAAGGATGCATCTTTAGAGATCTTGGATTTGAGTGAGTAGATGATAGGGACTTTCTTTTGATATTCTGATGCCAGCCAGCGGACTTTCGCCAGGGTCTCAGATTGCTTGAGCCTAATGGCCGTCCCGCTCTCGGCTTTGTTAACTTCGTCGTCGTCTGTCAAAGAGAAGTCTTTGAGGAGCTGCTTATATAGGTCTCTGATCTCTGCCTCTACGGCTCCAAGCTCTGCTTGCCAAGTCAGGTATTGAGCAGGGGGTTCGCCAGCATCGAGTATTATCGCTTCTTCCGACTTCCAGACATATTTTTGTTTAGCGTGGTCGAAAGTAAACGCACTGGATCCTGCCATGGGCCTGGGATGAGTGAACTTGCGCAGCACCACCGCCCTCTGAGTATATGCCAGATCTAAGGCTTCCAGCTTGGAATAGATCTCCGGGATATAGTCGGACTGGCCATAGTAGCGATCACTGGTAAGGATATTGTCTATCCGCACAACCAACAGCTCATCGACACCAGTATCCTGTTTTCCTTCAGCATCAACCTCAAGATATTCATACTGCTTGAATGACTTCGCCTGGATCGGGCCGGCAAGCTTCTTGCCACTGCCTGTGGTTGCTCCGGGCACATTGGCCAGGTCAGATGATACCACCTCATAGACGACGTGCTGGATTTGGCCTTTTGTGTGGATCGTGAACTTGACATACTCATGCTCTTTTTTCTTATCGCCCTCTCCTTCGGTCTGCTTGAAGACGGCAAAGATAACGTATGCAGAAGCCTGCTGGATGTTTCCAGGTTCTACAACCATGTAGAAATTCTCAGGGCTGATAGCAACAACGCGATCCTGGGAGATCTCCATCGCCCCGATCCCATAGCGAGATGCATCGGTAAGCACCTCATAATCTGGCAAGTCATATATAATGGGTGCATCGATCTCTGGCGATTCTCCAATAATAAAATTCAGGTATTCTTTGGTTGCGGTTTTGGCCAGGCCAATGATGATAGGGACTTTCTTGTCATCGTCGTCATTGTCCCTGAGATAGGCTGCCAGCTTGGGAAAGACTGCCTGATGATCCCCATTGTAGAGAAGCCGGTTCTTGGCGTGCTCTGTCAACCTGGCCTTTTCATCGGCATCCTCCGGAGGCCATGGCTGACCGTCTGCTATCCATTTGAGATCAGTGAGCATTTCCGGCCTCTATCATCGTCTTGCCTGCATCGGCTGCTATCTTGGCTTCGTTGGCTTTCACGGCAGCAAAGCAACTCTGGCAAGCGTATTGAGCGGTTATCATGCTGGTGCTGAAGACACCCGGCCTAATGACTGGCTGAAATTTGAGGACGGCAATAGGGATAGGATACTCTTTCTGCCTGATCTCATTGCCACACAGTAAACAGATCGTCATAGTCTCGCCGCCCGATTGTAGAAATACCTGCCCATATCGCAGCTATCATCATTCAGCTTAAGAGGCTCTTCTTTGCCCGCGCCCTGCGCTTTCTCATTCCAGACATAGCCAGCGTGTTCAAGAATGGTCCGCTTGCACTTAGCGCAGAATCTAATAGTGTGAGTATAAATCGCAGTCGCGTACTCTTGGACTTCTTTGAGCACGTCTTTCTTGATTGCGGATCGGATAGTCAGCTTAGGATAATCGGCTTTGAGCTGCTTGATTAGGCTCAGGCCGCCGCCGCCGGGGTCGACTTCGACCGAGAGAGGAACAATCTGCCGGCCATTGTAGCTCAGCATCTCCCTGCCGAATTCCTGAGAAAATATCGCGTTCGGCTTGTCATTGGTGAAGAATTCTTTGACCAGATACCAGCAGCGCTGTGAAAGTGAATACCCCCATAAGCCCATGCACGTGGGATGGACCTGACCATAGTCTATCGAGACCATCCAGGTGACCAGATCATCAGGCTCTTTCTCTACCACGTGCCCATCTTTGGGATCGGTGGAGAAGAATGAGAACACCCTGCCTTCTGCCGCCACCCAAAGCCCGAGGATGAACCGGAGATAGTAGACTGTCCCAGGGGGATTCTCTCGGATCAGATCTGCTTTATACTCATCTGTAAGCCCTGGATTGTCATCCAAGACGAAATGCCAGAGCCTGATGGAGATCTCTTTTGCCCGGTCAATGTAATCTGTCTTGATATAATGCATTGGCTGATCAGGGTTTGTGGTAGCCAGCAGAGTAGAACCTGCCTTGTCCATCCTGGTCCGGAGCATCTTGAAGACGCTTTTGGCCCAGGTAGTGACCTCATCACAGTAGGCATCTAAGAGCGTCGGACCTCGGAATTTCTTCTCCTGGCCTACGTCGTTGGCTCCTCTGATCGATACTTTGCGGCCAAAGATAAAGAACTGCCGCCATCCTGTTGTATGCACCACGGCAGCCGGCAGGAGATCTTTTAGGGGCTCGATACAGTTCAGCTCTAAGGTCTCTGTCGTGTTCCCTACCATCATTCTCCGGCCTTTGCGGCCATGCAGGCACCGCCAGAGCCAGACTATGAGGCTCATGATGGTCTTGGAGCTTCTGACCGATCCATACCAGAGATTGATGCTCATGGGATGGTCGATGCAAGCCAAGATGCTTTCGGCCTGCTTGCCAACGGGGAGGAAGAGATCGTTGGTCCCTTTCTCAGGCTTGATGCCCTGAGCCAGCTTGCGAAGGCATTCGAAGATTTGGCCCTGTGATTCATCCTCTTCCGCTTCCTGGAAGATGGGATAGAATGGATGATCTTGTGGAATGCCACCTAACCGGATTGCAGCGACGAAGTAATCCAGCAGTTCGCCCGGATCTATCTCGACCTCACCGCTTGGAAGCGTGGCAGTGATCGAGGGCTTTTTTGATAGTGCCTCGAGCCGTTCAACTTGTCTCCATGGGGCCTTCATTTATTGGTCATCTGCTTTTCAATCGCGTTGATTCTATCTTGGATTTTCTTCCAATCCCCTATTTCCATAGAGAACTTTTGGCTATTTGTCATTGCGTTCGCCAGGCTTGCATATTGACCAGCGTGCGATAGGGGATCATCGCATGCAAGAATTTGATTCATGAGCTTATTTAAGCCCTGCCTAAGTCCCTTCGGAGAAGTATGCCCTATATGGCATTTCCGTTTGCGATTTGTGTTATTACCCCCATTTGGCGCATCGATTTCATCAGAAAGAGGGGGGGTCTGCTTAATCGACACATATCATCATTCCTTGAAATTAAGTAATTAGCACCGGCGGGCCTGCGATTGATCCCGGCGAGAGATCAGAGTCACATCAAAAGATAGGAGGTGTATTGAATGTAGAGACAGGCCGCGCCGTGGTTTTCTCATGGAGTAACTCGGAGGATAGGCCCGGTGAAGAAGCGCACCGGGCCGGATTTGGTCTGACACAAAGCTATGCGTTCTGATTGTTGGTGATCGTAAGCAGCCCATGGCACTCTGCCACTCGCCCTCTCATAGAGCGCGTGATCGCTTCGGTGGATCGGGCACGCGATGGAATTTATCCCGCTATATCGAATATCCTTTATAGCTCAATGTGGGATTGTTAGGTCATGATTTGGCCGCTTGGGATCTGGGAGTAATCTATGCAGCCATGATTAGGCTGGGCAGTGATCCACCAAATTAGATTATCCAGCGAGTCTATCAGATCATTCCATTGGACCATTTCAATGTCCAATGCTATTTTCCATTTATCTAGCGACATATTAATCAGTACCGGGCTCCGGCTGCCAGCGGCGGGCCATCATTGCCTCATCTGCAGGCCGGTCTCACCTCCGGCCATCAGGTCTTGCCCTGCATATTGCGGAGATGCAGGCTCCTGTCATTTCACCCTTTTCCGGCCCTTATCAGTCCGGCGCTTATGACTTTTAGTAGGCCCATTATAGACCATTTTTTCCTGATCGGCATAATTCCAGCCCCTATGAAATGGAGCATCTAGCTTTTTCCTTGGAAAATTAAAGATACTTGCGCCGCAATGAGGACAATAAGTGGCTCGCCAACAGGCATAATAGATTGCCTTGTGACAGTTGCCACAATACCATTCTATGATCGAATTAAACGAAAATTCGGCGCGCCAAACCGATAGCGAACGCTGCGTTTGAATAGGGGCAACAGGAGCCGGGTTGCCTGCCGTCAAGGTTTCCGTCTTATCCATTGATCCTCCTCCTATTTATATTCTTCTAGTTTTCCGCCAGAAGACCATCTTCCCGCCTCGCTTAGTGAACCGTTCTTCCCGGGCCACGCACCCCAGGGCCTCCAGGTCCTCTAGAATGTCCCGGAGGTTGCTGTCTGTCTTGTGGCAGAGCCGGGAGAGCCTGGCCATCCTCACGGGCTCATAGGGCACTATTGCCAGCGTCTCCACCAGCCGCTCTATGCAGACTCTCATAGCGGGCTCCTATACCACAGATTTCTCGCGCCCCTCTCCTCCCTGGGGCCAAGCCTCACACTTGCCCCTCCGGCTCTCTGTAGTGACCGGCAAGCCACAGATATCTTTTGGAGCGTATGATCATTCCTCCGGCCAGACAGCGGCATTTTCAGGGCAGTGGCTATATCTCGGGTAGACATGGCTTTCTCCGGATCATCCGGCAGCACCGCCTCGACCTGATCCCGAAGGCGCTCATAGACGATCTGAGCGGTCATACATGGGCCTCCAGGATTCGAAGAATATCGTCTGCATGACGGATGAACAACTCGCCCAGGCGGGCCTGCATAACCTCGATTTGTAGCGGCGTCTCTTTGACTGATGCTTTGGCCATGCGGTAGGCATCCATGTTTCCTCGGATGCGGTTAACTGTGGATCTATCGAGGCTCACAGCTCCGCCCCCTGCTGCCTGAGGTGGCGCTCCACTGCTGCCGTGCCGTAGCTGTAGCCTGCCTTGCACAGGATGTCTGAGATCACATCAGGAGTCTTGCCCTTGCCGTGGTCCCAGAGCCGCCACATCACAGCATCAAGCTCGGCACGATTGCAGTTTGCAGGGATCTCGGGCTCGCTGGCTGCCTTTGCGGCCTTGCGGTCCTGTATGGCATTCCGGGCCAGGCTTGCCAGCCTATCCCGCAGCTCGGTCAGGCCGAAGTCTACACCCTTGTGCAGCATGGCGTCTCGGATCTCTTTGGGACTCATGCCGGTGTCCCTCAGCCGAATCAGCTCCGCATCTATCTCTGCCTCCGAGAGAGGAGCTGCCTCTGTCTTAGGGGAAGAGTTGGGCGCCGGAGCACCCATTGGCCCCAGAATACCCCTCAGCCATTGCGCCCTTACGCCAAGCTGCCTGGCGATCGATCCGACATCCCGGCCCTCCTGATAGAGCCTGATTGCCTCTGCCTTTATGGCTTCTATCTGGCGATCATCTGGCCGTTGGGCCACGACCTGGCCCGGTTTGGGATCTACTATGGGATCTACGGGCGGTTCGTGGGGGATGAATTGCCCAAAGCTGGTCGGCAACTGTTCGGGATTTCCTAATGGTTCGACGGTAGGATCTTTCTGGAGTGCCTGAATGGCCGATCCTTGCAGGGCCGAGTAAGCCTCTTGCCTGGCCACGGCGTCCTTGTGTCTGCACCGGCAGGCATCCGGGGAGATCCTCACTTGGAACTCCTGGCAAATGGTGGCTGCTATTTTGGGCCAGTCCTTGCCCGTCTCTGCATATAGCTCTCCTATCCTGCGATTGATCGGACCGCTTATGGCCGGGTCGGATATCCGCGGATGATACTGGCGTGGCTTGCCCTGGAGCAGGCCGTCTATGGCCTTGATGTGGGCCATGATCTCGGGCAGGATCGTCACACTCTCCAGAGGGATGCTGGGGCCAAATATAGCCTCAAGGATCTTTGTTTCACTTGCCAAGTCCCTCAACCCCCTGCAAGCTCTCCTTTTCCGTCAGCAGTGCCTTTTCTTCTCTGATCAGGATATTGATTACTGCCCGGATGCCCCGAACTAGATCTCCTATCTGATCGATCCGGCGCTGGGCATGGTATCGAGCGCCCAGGGCCTGGCGCCCGGCCAGCTCCTCCGCAGGGACGTGGGTCATGCCCCGCCCTCTCTGATCATTTTCTCTGCTCTGTCTAGGTTCTGGAGAGCCGTCTTTGGGTCGATCTCATGCTCTATGCCATCCGGCCCGGTGATGCTGACGCGAGTAATCTCCGGGAATTGGTCAAGAGTCTTGTGCTCGGATGCATTCAGCAACAGCGAAGCCGTATGGTTCTGCCCCTTCTCCACCGCCTTCAGAGCCTCTTTGGTATACTCTCTCACATTTCTTAGATGTTTTCCCAGAACAACCAGCTTTTCTGCTTGCTCTTTAGGGCTATCATCCGGCCCTAATAACCGATCAAAAATACCTACAACCGACCTTTGTACCACATCCGCACACAATGCTATGCACGCTTCCGGTTCCATGTTATCTGCCAATGTCATCTCATTCTCCTCCTTCCATGCTCACAATTCCTCTCTTCCGCCATGCCTCTGCCCTCGATCTCGCGACCGTGGCTTTATCTCCTTCTTTGTAGTCCGTCATAATTCCATCCATGTCTGTGCTATATTCTGTCATGAATGTGACTGTTATCATGTCTCTATCAGATTC